TTACAGTAAAAGGTAAGTCTGAGCCAGTTAAAATATACACCATACAAAAATAATTCTTGACAATAGCTCTTATTTTTGGTATAATTACATAATAGAATATATATTCAAAAGTTGCATGGAAACCTAAATGAGCGAGAAGATCGAAAAAAATCAAGAAGACATCATAGAGCTGGACAAGAGAATGTCAAGCCATGAAATTATGTGTGAAGAAAGGTGGAAAACCTGTTTTCAGCGTTTGGAGAACCTAGACGAAGGTATCGGTCGTTTGGAAAGTATTCTCATTGGCTTTGCAGGAGGCGCTTTAGTCGCTACTATAAGTGTAATTATGGTAATCTTATGGGGCTAGTGTAATATGGCATATTCAAATAAAGTAGTACAAAGATTCGAAGATGTACTAAACAATCCAAAAGCTCACTCGGTTGGTAGATTTGACCCAAAAGACCCAATGGTTGCTACAGGCATGGTAGGAGCGCCAGCTTGTGGTGATGTAATGAAACTCGACTTAAAATTAGATGATAACGATAGAATACTAGATGTTAAATTTAAGACTTATGGTTGTGGTTCAGCAATAGCATCATCTACAATGTTTGTAGAAATGTTAAAAGGCAAAACAATAGAAGATGCAAAATTAATTAAAGACAAGGATATAGCAACCGCCCTTGAACTACCACCAATCAAACTGCACTGTTCAGTATTAGCTGAATCAGGCATCAAGAAAGCAATCGAAGATTGGGAAAGCAAAAAAGCAAAAAGAAGGCACAATGGAGGCCCAATATGATAAAAGCAGAATACAAAACAAAAGATATGAAACCTAGTGAAACAAAACGTAAAGATGGTGAAATCTATAAAGATGGAAACCTTTGGAAGTTTATGTGGAAAGGTGGAGAGTGCGGCTACTTAACTAAAGAAGACGCAGAAAAAGGTTTGAAGAAAGTTAGTGAAGGCTAAATTAAAACAAATATGGCTTGATTTTATAAGCCTTATCTTTCCTAGATATACCTTAACAGTAAGCTATAATGATACTTGGGGCGATAAAGACGACCAAGAATTTATAGTGAAAAAGTTTTATACAAAAAAACCAAATTATTTAAAATTTAGGACTCATGAAGGTGACCTTGTAGAAGTAAGAGGCGCAGAGGGTCTCAATTATAGGATAGAACAACTATGAATCAATTTTTAATAGCGCTAATATTAGCACTTGGTTTAAGTACTTATTGGTTTTACTCACAGAATCAAATATTAACACTAAACAATGCTAAATTAGAAGGAGCTATAGCAGAACAGGAAGCAGCAATAGAATCATTACAAAATGATTTTGCTCTACAAACACAATCTCTTCAAGAGATGACACTAAAAAGTCAAGCAGCTCAAAGAGAGTTAAACAGATACACGCAGTTTATACAAAATTATCAATTAACTGCAAAAATATTAGAAAACCCCGTTGAAATGCAGAGGAAAATAAATAATGGAACAAAACACATCATGGAAGACATCGAGAAACTTAGCGATACTATTGACAATCTCGATGATGGGCTCCAGTTGCAGCCTAATTCCAACTAAGCAAATAGAAGTAACAAGCAAACCGTTAGAACGAGCTATCGTTCAACCTGTTATGCCTCGTGAGATAGACTTAAAAAGTGTAAAATGGTTAACAGTAACACCAGACAACTGGGAAGAGCAACTAAAAATTATAGAAGAACAAGAGGGCGAATTAGTATTCTTAGCATTAAGTATACCAGATTATGAATTAATGGCATATAATATGCAAGAGCTAAAACGATATATTACTGAACTTAAAGATGTAGTAGTTTACTATAGACAAGTAACTACACCTCAGGAAGATGCACAAAAGTAGACTAAAAGTCTGTGAGTCGTGTGACCAATTAAGTAAACTTAAGGTATGTAGAGCATGCAAATGTTTTATACCGCTTAAGGCAAGGCTAAAGAGGACTAGTTGTCCTCTAGGCAAATGGGAGAAATTGTATGGATATGATGAAAAAAGGACTGGCTTGGTTAAAAGCAAGAGTCTCTGAAAGAACTTCATGGGACGGAGCTGTAATCATAGCAGGTTGTTTAATAATCATTTTAACAGGCGGATTAGCCAAAGTATTAGCAGCTTTCGGTTTAGGTTATGGAATCTGGACTTGCTATAAAGAGGAGAAGTAGTATGCCTTATCACACAGGTAAAAAGAAAAAGAAGAAAAAGAATGGTGGCAAGAAGAAAAAGAAAAGAATGAGGGGCCACCATGGTTGTTAGACGTAGGCGTAGAAGAAGGGCAGCTACAAAGAAAAAGCGTAATATCCCTACTAACAAAAAGTTATATGCAAGAGTGAAAGCTGCAGCTAGAAGAAAGTTTGCAGTTTATCCAAGTGCATATGCTAACGCCTGGCTTGTACGAGAGTACAAGAAACGAGGTGGAGGATACCGTCGTGGCTAGAAAAAGAAAACCTATGAAGAAGCTCACCAAGAGACAACAGGCAACTCTACGTAGGCATGCTAGTCATCACACAAAGAAACATATGGCATTTATGAGAAGAGAAATGCGTAAAGGTAAATCTTTTACTGCTTCTCATAGAGCTGCCATGAGGAAGGTGGGTAAATAATGCCAGGTCATAAGTCAGGAGGCCTCTCCAAGTGGTTTGGAGAAAATTGGGTAGATATATCTCGACCAAAGAAAGGTGGCGGATACGCCAAATGTGGCAGAAGAAAAGCTAAAAAAGGTCGTAAAGGATATCCAAAATGTGTGCCAGCTGCAAAAGCTGCACGAATGAGTAAAGCACAAATTCGTTCAGCAGTTAGGAGAAAAAGGTCAAAAGCACAAGGAGTAGGAGGCAAACCTACCAATGTTAGAACATTTGCAAAAAGAGGACGAAAAAGAACAGTTCGTCGTAGAGGGAGATAGATATGGCTTTAACAGCAAAACAAAAGAAATTACCAAAAGCTTTACAGAAAGCAATTCTTGCTAAACAAAAGAGAATGGAATGAAAAAGAACGGAAAGAAGAAGCGTCGTGCCCGTAAGAAAGGTTAAAGGCGGTTACCGTTGGGGTAAATCTGGAAAGGTTTACAAATCTAAAAAAGCGGCAGAGCGGCAAGGCAGGGCAATATACGCATCAGGCTATGGTAAGAAGAAGAAAAAGACGAGACCCAAGAAAAGGAACAGGTAAAAAACCTAAAGGTTCTGGAAGGCGTCTGTATACAGATGAAAATCCAAAAGATACTGTTAGAATTAAGTTTGCTACTGTAAAGAATGCAAGGTCAACAGTAAGAAAAGTAAAACGAGTTCGTAAGTCATATGCTAGAAAAATTCAAATACTAACTGTAGGCGAACAAAGAGCAAAAGTTATGGGCAAGAAAACGGTGGCATCTGTATTTAAATCTGCAAAAGCAGGCTTGAGGAGAGCAAGAAATGCGAAGAAGAACAACAAGAAGAAAACGAGACCCTAGATTAAAAAGAGCAGGTGTGTCGGGTTATAATAAACCTAAGCGCACACCTGGACACCCTAAGAAGTCTCATATCGTAGTAGCAAAAGTTGGTAAAAAAATTAAAACTATACGATTTGGACAGCAAGGAGCAAAGACAGCTGGCAAACCAAGAAAAGGAGAGTCTAGGGCAACAACTATGAAACGTAGGTCTTTTAAGGCTCGGCACAGAAGGAATATTGCCAAAGGAAGAATGTCAGCAGCTTACTGGGCAAATAAAGTAAAATGGTAGAATTTATAAAACAAAAGTTTCAACAAATTTGGAACATACTTAATGGTTCGGACAAGAATTGGGACGGCAAAGTCGATATAGACGACAAAATGATTGAAGCCCAAGAGTCAGCCAAAGAAAAAATAGGAGAATAATATGCGAATATTAGGAACAGAAGCAGCTTGTGGAACTAACGCAGGTGCAGCAAGTAGTTTCGGAGATTCAGATGATGTAAGATTAGTAAATAGCGGGTCTACTAATAGACTTGTTAGTATCACTGATTCTAGCGGAAATGTCGTAGCAACTTTTACACTTATTGCAGGTGAAGTGTCTTTTGTAAGAAAGAAAAGAGAAGAAAAAATCTTTGCAGCACACGCCGAAGTATTAGGTGTTGGAATCGTTACTCCATAATGAACTCTTACTTAAAAGCTATATGGCTAGGTAATCTAGAGCATATTGCTAGAGGCACCTTATCATCTATTGATAAGACAATAGAAGAAACAGGTGTCGTAAGTGAAGACCATGAAACTATGAGTAATCTTTGCATGGGTTACTTATATCTATTGTCTCAAGCACAAGATGCAGGACTTTTAGACATAGAGTCTCCCGCCCCCATAATCAAAACAATAAATAAAACAGAAACTATTCATTAATGATAGAAGTAAGCAGAACAGATATAGAAAAATCATCTATAATGGATTTTGAATCTAATAGTAGATTTATAAAATTACCTATAGATAGTTATTTAGAACTACTAGGTATAACTCCTAATACTGCTCAAATGTCATTAATTAATGCAATCAACAATCCCAAATATAGGTTCATCTGCGCTGCTATCTCTAGACGGCAAGGTAAAACCTATATTACGAATGTAATTGGACAACTTGTGTCCCTCGTGCCTAACTCACATATTTTGATTATGTCACCTAACTATTCTCTATCTCAAATTTCTTTTGATTTACAAAGACAGTTAATTAAACATTTTGATTTAGAGGTAGTAAGGGATAATGCAAAGGACAAAGTAATAGAACTATCAAATGGTTCTACTATAAGAATGGGGTCTGTCAACCAGGTGGATTCAACGGTTGGTAGGTCTTATGATTTAATAATTTTCGATGAAGCAGCTCTCGCTGATGGCAAAGATGCTTTCAATGTGGCGCTTCGACCTACACTAGATAAAGAACAAAGCAAAGCTGTATTTATTTCTACTCCAAGGGGAAGAAATAATTGGTTTGCAGATTTCTACTATAGAGGATATAGTGAGGAGTTCAAAGATTGGTGTTCAATACGAGCAACTTATCATGAAAACCCTAGATTTAGTGAAGAGGACATAGTTGAAGCGAGAAGAGCTATGTCTGAAGCAGAATTTGCTCAAGAGTATTTAGCAGACTTTAATACTTATGAAGGGCAGATTTGGAATTTTAATTTTGAAGAATGTGTTGCAGACTTGAGTCAATTGGATACTAGTAAAATGGATATCTTCGCAGGTCTTGATGTTGGGTACAAAGACCCAACAGCGTTTTGCGTTATAGCTTACGATTGGGACGAGGAAAAATATTATCTCGTAGATGAGTACCTTGACGCTGAGAGAACTACTGAGCAACACGCAATACAGATTCGTGAAAAAATAGATAAATATGGTATAGATTATATTTATATCGATTCGGCAGCTCAACAGACTCGATTTGATTTTGCCCAAAATTATGATATATCTACAATAAATGCTAAAAAATCTGTTCTTGATGGAATCTCTAATGCGGCGGGTATTATCGATAATGACAAACTTATTATCGACCAGAGATGTGGACATACCCTATCGGCAGTCGACCAGTATCAATGGGACAACAATCCAAACTTAATGAAAGAACGCCCAAAACATAACATGGCAAGTCATATGAGTGACGCCTTACGTTATGCGCTGTACACTTTTGAGACATCAGCAAGTACTTTCTAAGAGTACACCTACAAAAAAATAATTGTTGACAAAAAGGTAAAATTTTGGTATAATTTTTATTAATAGGAATTTATGGATTTAAAACGAGATTTAGTTAAGTACGTCAGAGACAAAGCGAAATCAGGATATAAAAAAGACACCCAGTGCTTTATCTGTGGAGAAACAGAAGATTTAGAGTTTCACCACTTCTACGGATTGACTGAACTTTTAGATTCATGGCTTAAAAGTAATGAAATTACTGTGAAAACAGTTGACCAAATAATGGAACTTCGTGAAGATTTTATTACTCAATATAACAATGAAATATATAACGAAGCTGCTACACTATGCAAAGCTCACCACAGGAGGCTCCACAGTATTTATGGCAAAAGACCTAAATTAGTGACAGCTAAAAAACAAAGAAGATGGGTGAATATACAGAGAGAAAAACATGGCATGGTATGACAGAATTTTAGGCATTGAAAGGGAAGAAAAACTTAACCCTGCTCAAACCTATATAGCCTTAGATGAAGGCTTAACGATTGATACTCGTGAAAAGAAAGATAACTATCGTTCAGCATATGAAGAACTAGAAGTTGTAAATAGAGCTGTAAATATGATAGTTGACGACACTTCGGACATTCCTCTTACAGTAGGACAAAAAGTAAATGGCATAGCACCAGTCGTAGAAAATATTCGAAAGACTCGTGTTGATTTATTACTTAATAAAGAACCGAATCCTTTTCAGGATATCAATACTTTTAAGAGAAATCTTATAATTGATTTACTGATTGATGGTAACATATTTATTTATTTTGATGGTAGACATTTATATCATCTACCTGCAAATAATGTAATCATTCATTCGGATACTAGTACATATATAGAAAAGTTTGAATATGACGGTCATATCAACTACACTCCTAAAGAAATAATACATATTAAGGAAAACTCATTTAATTCTAT